AAGTAAGAAGCGAGTGTCGTAATGCCATAATCTCCTCAAAGATTTGAGGGGTGGAGTAGTAAATAGAGTCGATAGATTTCTTAAAATAGTTAAATTGTGTAACAAAAGTCATTCATACACAGTGTTTTAAGACGTTTTGTCTTGCGCCAGTTCTGCGCCATTTTTCGTGCAAAATAAGCGAAAATGCCTAAAGACGGCACTTGAATATCAACAAGTTACAGAAGATGGTAGAGTGGTATAAAATCCCTCTCTCTCCGCTTTCAACCTTGATTATCAAGGTGTTGCGAAATAAGTACCCGAAAAAGTACCCAAAAAGTGCTTTTTCGGGTTTCTTTTTACCCCTTTTCCAAATTCCACCACAATACGCCAGCGGCAAAAACCAAAAGAAGGACAAAAGCGGCGCGAATGGGTGCAAAATACCCGAATGTCGGGCTTTTCTGCTCCTGTTTTTGCTCTGTTTCTTGGCTTTTCGTGCTCTTTTGGCTGTTCTCGCGGCTGTTTTCGGTCGTTTTAGCCTGCGTTTCTTGCTTTTCGCTGCTGTTCCCGTTGATTGTGATGCGCCCGGAAGTAATGGACTTTATGCCGCTTTTTCCGTCGGGCGGCTTGCGCTGGCTACCGCCCTTGGAATTTTCGGGTACTTTTTCGGGTGCTGGGTATTCTGTCAGTAGGTCGCTACTTCCGTCGCTGTACTCCACTTTGGTAAAATCTACCACTACGTTTGTATTGGTCTTTACCTCTGTGCTGGTCGTGGAACTCGCCGCCTTGTCGCTCTCGCTGTTGGTCGTTTCCTTCTGCGATGCTGTTACGCTCGTTTCCTCCTTAATGGTTTTTCGGGTACTGCTGCACCCGAAAAGGCAAAGAAGAAGGAACACGGCAATAATGAAGCCTACAATCTTTTTCATACGTCCGTAAATTGAAATTCGGTTAATGTCTTGCCGTCGGTGGTATATTTCAACTTTCCGTACTCAATACACGCGAGACGGTTAAGCCAGCCGTTTCTGAACCGCTTTTGCTTCGGGTTGGCTCTGATGATGCCTTCAATGAAGGAAACACGGGCTTTCCTTATCGCCGCGAACAGCTGGCGCGGCTCTTTGGCGTTAAGCGCGGCTATCGTCTTGTCGCCTACAATGCCGTCCACCTTCACGCCCAGCAGCCGCTGTACGTTGGTTATCCCGTGCTTGCCGGAAGCCCATACCCAATCTACGAGAATATTGGCTACCGACTGACTTTTTATTTTGTCGGCTTTCCACCTGTCCCAAAAGTGCGGCTTCATTACCACGTTTACCGCATCGGCTGTGGTAATCTTTTTAAGGTCGTCTACGTCTATATCGCCGTCGCCGTCCTTGTCGTAGCCTACCTGTTTCCACGTTGCAAGTGTTACGCCCTTGTTGGTCGCCCCTCCCCGGTCTATCGGGTCGTTGGTAAAACCGCCCTCCCATGCAAGTATGAAGGGAGCTAAAATCTTGATGTCTGCCATAATCTGCTAATCTACAAATTCGGGTAAAATGTACTGAATGTTCATGGCGGCTTCGTGCAGTATGTTGTGGGCATCCTGCTCGTTAATATCCGCGTCGTGGGTAAACTCCACGAAAATAGAGCCTACCCAATCGTGGCTATTATCACTAAGCCGCTTTATTATCACTTGCGAAGTGCCGCAGGACGAAAGCAAGGATTTCGCGCATCTGTCCTTTACCTGCTGGTCTATGTCCGTAATGAACATAAACAGGTTCTTTGTCAGGTCGCTGCAAAACTTTGCTACGTCGCTCATCTTCAAGTTCTGAATGTGCGGTTTCATGCTCTCCACGCCCTTGCGCTTGCTCTCAAAGTAGATGCTTATCATGCTTTCGTTGCCCAACGGGTGCGGCTGCACAATATAAACGCGGTCGGCTTTAAGGTCGTGCAGGACTTCCCACAACTCGCCGTAAACTACCGCCGAATTGTCCGCGCGTCGTTTTCTCCGCGTTTCGTTCTCTGTCCGCATCTGCTCTACCTTCAAGTCCGTTATTTTGTTCTTGGTGTATTGGTTGTATGCGAACCATGCCGCGATGATCGTGCCTATCGCGCTAATTATTGCCGGTAAATACTCCATGCCTTACTCTGTTTGGTTATATCCTGCGGTCTGCAAGTCGGCGCGTACCATCGTCTTAATGGCAATCACGCGGCTAAGATGCGCTTTGTACTCGGTTACTGCCTTCGCCTTGCGCGTTTCGTCTGTTTCCAGCCCCAACTGCGCGGCGTAGTAGTCGTTGATGAGTGAGAACTCCTCGTTTTCGTCCACCTCGTTACGGATAACCACTCGCGTAAGGTTGTCGTAGGTCGGCTTCTCCCACACTTGCACCGTATCGAAGTTGTAAACGGTCTTTTCGCCTACCTCCTCGTCTGCTACTCTCTCTTCCACGATGTTATAGTTGTAGTGGAATGACCCGTTACCCAAATCTTGTATAATGTCGGGTCTAACGTCTGAACTTGATTTCATACGGTTTAATCTTTGAATTTAACTTGTTAATAAAATACTCGCTATCGCTGTGTTTCGCCCATCCCCACCATGACGCGATGCGCTGCTTGAACTGCTCGTTAGTTAGCGGCTTCTTCCTTTTCCTCAACTTGGCTACCTTCCGGCAAAGGTTTTGCTTTATACGCTTTCTTAGCCGTGTTTCGTTGTGGTAGAACACAAAGCCCAAGAAGTCTATACCGCGCCCGTGCCTGTCCTTGTGGTCTTTGGCTACCGGGAAAATCTGCTTATTGTCCTTTACATGCAGCTTCAAGCCCGTAAGGTAGGTTTCAAACTCTGCAAGCAATTCGCGTAAATACTTCTTGCTGTCGTGTAGTACTACAATATCGTCAGCGTACTGAAAGTAATGCCTTACCCGTTTAACCTCCTTTACCCAATGGTCGAAGTAGGTTAATACAAGGTTCGCTAAGTATTGGCTTAGGTAGTTGCCTATCGGCAAACCATCTGCGCTGTCTATTATCCCGTCCAAAAGGTTAAGCAGCCGTGCGTCCTTAATCTTCCGTCGAACAATGGACTTTAATACGCCGTGGTCTATTGAAGGGTAAAACTTGCGTATGTCTATTTTCAGACAATACGCGCAGCCGGGCTTATCCCGGTCTATTGCCTTCCGTACCTTATCCGCCGCCGCTTGTATTCCTCGCCCTTTGATGCAGCTGTAAGTGTCTGCCGTGAAAACTGACACCCATACAGGCTCCAAAATGTTCATTATCGCGTGGTGTACGATGCGGTCGGGAAAGTATGGAAGGCGGTAAATAATACGTTCCTTTGGTTCGTATATCGTGAATACACTATATTCCGAAGTCTTGTAAGTTCCGGCTTTCAATGCTTCGTGCAAAGCTAAAAGGTCGGCTTCGGCGTTTTTGTCGTGTACCCTCACGCCATAGGTATGGGTTTTGCCCTTACGGGCGCGTTCGTCCGCAAGCCGCAAATTATCCATGCTTATTATCTTGTCGTAAAGGTTGCCTAACCTCTTCATAGTTGTTGCTTTGCTGATTAAGTGGGGTTCTTCGGTTGCCCTACCAAATCCCGTTAATGTTTACTGTTTTTCGCCTTTTTGTCGGCGCGGTCTTTGTCCTTGTATTGTTTTGCTAAATGTTATCAGTATAGCTGAGAGCCGATGTTCGTATTCGTATTCGTAGCCGTGTTATTCGTATTCGAGTACGAAAGCCCGGCATTCGCGCTGTTATTCGCGTTACCACCGAACAGGACACCCAAAGGACAAACAACCTTATATTTTATTCAAAGTAGTAGCGTGTGCCGCTCGCCCTCATGGTTACTCTGCGCGGAAATGCGTTGCGCTTCTTAATCTCTTTAAGAACGTACTTTATTTCCGTTGAATTGGTAAAGAACTTTTCGGCATCTGCATCCTTGTCGTCGCGGTTGCGCTTAATCTTCACTAAAAAGCGTTCCGCGCCAAACTTGGTTTTTACTCCTTCGATATAGTCGCAAACCCAAAACGTAAGGTTTATTAGTTTCTGCTGCGTTGTTTCCCGGCAGTTGAAGTGCTTGTTTCCCTCGTCCTGCGGTATCGCCAAAAAGGAGAGGCTTCCGTCATCCTCCTGCTGGCTTGGTCTGTTGCTGCTGTTCTCGTTCATAGCTGAATGTTGTTTGTTATTTATTTTAGTTGAACCCAACCGCCGAATATGGAGCGCGGCGGTTGGGTCGTATTATACGTTATCGTGGCGTGTTAGGCTTCGGGGATAAAGCAAAGCCGAGAGCCGAAGTACGTAACCGTATCCGTAGCCGCGCAATTCGTATACG